AAGCACATTGGGAAAAATCAATCATTGGTTAGGGATGCTTGGTATTAAGGATACCCACTTTATGAAAGAGTGTGATGCTTCTTATAAATTAAGTATTCGTTTTCAAGATTTTTATCAAAAAGGGGACGGGGGCTTTCACTATCCTTTTGGACAACCGTCTATTGACAACAATAGATCTAAACTTAATGATTGGCATTTTAAGAAAATTTTATATCCCGACACTCCTAATAGTGATTATGCAAGATGCTTGTATCCAATCATGGCGTTGGTTGATGCAAATAAAATTAGTACAAAATCTCAACAGGGTTGGTCTTTTAAGCAGGATGTCGCCTATCATTTTGATGCAATAAAATTTAGCAATTGGTTAAAAAAGGAATTTAAAAAGATTGACGGTAAAATTGAAGTGGGAAGTATTGTTAAAATTAATCAAGATAATAATGGCATAACTTCACTTTATTTAGATACCCATAAACATATATCAGCTGATCTCTATATAGATTGTTCTGGCTTTAAATCTTTATTATTAAGCAAGACATTAAAAGAACCTTTTGAAAGTTATGACCCTATCTTACCTAATAATTCAGCTTGGACTACTCATCTTCCTTATAAAAATAAGGAGAAGGAATTAGTACCTTATACAAATTGCACAGCGATTGAGAATGGCTGGGTATGGAAAATTCCTTTATGGTCAAGAATAGGAACCGGGTATGTTTATTCTGATAAATATATATCGGATGATGATGCATTAAAAGAATTTCAAAAACATTTGGGTGAAAAAGATTTAGAGTTTAAAAAACTTAAAATGCGTAGTGGCATACATAAAAACATTTGGGTTAAAAATGTTTGTGCGATTGGACTGAGCGCAGGATTTATAGAGCCATTGGAAAGTAATGGTTTATTATCGGTCCATGAATTTTTACTGCCTTTATTAAGAATACTAGAAAGACCTGTGGTATCTGAATTTGTGAAACAGAATTTTAATATATATTGTAGAAACTTTCTTAATAGTTTCGCAGAATTTGTAGCTTTACATTATGCTTTATCCATAAGAACAGATACTCCTTACTGGCAAGATATACAGAAAAGGCATTATCCCATAGAGGAAACTTTAGTCAGAACAAATAGCGAATTTCAAGAGGCACATAAACAAAGATTTAATCAGTATCATTATCCAACTTATGCAGGTATTAATTGTATTGCCACAGGAATGAATTGGTATGCAACAGATGGACCCTCTTTAAAATATGGTTTAGCCATTCCTAATTTTGATTCAGTAAAATGGCATTGGCAGTCTACTGTTGATCTATTACATGAAAAAAGAAACTCATGGAAGGAAGGAATAAAAGATTGTCCAAGTTTATTGGGGTACTTAAAAAAACATATCCATTTTGATTGTGCATGAAAAAAAGTACCGAAAGATCATTTACTGTAAAAGATCACATTGGAATTTTTGATAATTATTTTTCAGATGAAGAATGCGATAAATATATAAGGTATTTTGATAAATTTATGTTGTTGGATAGAAATACTTTAAAATATGTTCAAGATAAACATTATAGTTTATTAGCTAATCTTTTCAATCACGACTTAAACATCAATGATATCGGAACAGATTTTCACAGAATTTTTTGGAGTGAGTGCTATCCAAAATATACAGAAAAATATCCTATTATTAAAGAGTTTCAAAAACACAGAATTTTAGATATGAAAATCCAGATAACTGAAAAAGGTCAAGGGTATCATAAATGGCATTGTGAAAGGATGGATTCTACGTCTCGCAATAGATTTTTGGTTTTTTCCTTATATCTTAATACAATTAAAAAAGGTGGAGAAACAGAATTTTTAAATCAAAGTTTAAGAGTAGAAGCAGTTAAGAATAGATTTGTAATGTTTCCTGCAACTTACACTCATGTTCATAGAGGTAATCCACCTTTATCTGGAACAAAATATATATTAACAGGCTGGGTAGAATTTGGGTAGATCAATATGAAGTACATCGTTAAGTAATGATATTAAACAAAGAAAATAATTACTTTAAAAAGAAAGCAATTAAATTTAAAGAACGTATTGATTTTAATTATATTTCCGCCATGTTAAATGCCGGAAATTATCCAACCTCTCCCAGCAGTCGTTGGCTCACTCAGTATATTTTTGATAGCGTTTTTGAAATTAAAGGTGTTCATAAACATAAACCTTTAAAAGATTTATTTCAATTTTTAAATAAAAATTTTAATACCAAAAAATTAAAGACCGATATGAATTTCTTTATGTCCTATGTTTCAGGCTGTAAAAGCAATACACATAGAGATAAATATGATGTGTGGATTATTGGATGTCTTGGTAGAACTTTGTATAAAATTGAAGATAGAGAATATACTGTAGAACGAGGGGATATCTTACATATACCCACACAACATTTACATGTTGCTATTGGTTTAGAACCTAGAATAGTACTTTCATATGCTACTAGAGGGGACCTAATATAATGATGTTAAACTATAATTATTGGGTTTTTAAAAGAGCAGTTCCAGTTAAAGTTTGTAAAAAGATTTTAAAAGAATGTCGGAAAAAAATTAAAAAGAAAGCTATTGTTGGAAAAGGGCGCGAGGTTAATCTTGAAATAAGAGACTGCGAGGTTGCTTGGATAAACGAGAAGTGGATTTATGATATTATTAATCCCTTTATTCATATAGCCAATAAATCTGCTGGCTGGAATTTTGAATGGGATTGGAATGAAACCTCACAATTTACCATCTATAAAAAAGGCCATTATTATGGGTGGCATGCAGATCAATCCATTACACCTATACCAGATGAAAGTAAAAACCTTAAAGGTAAGACAAGAAAATTATCCCTTACGTTACAATTAACAGATCAAAGAGAATATGAAGGCGGGGATTTTCAATTTAAATGGATTCAAGAGAAGCAAGACTTATTAAAAATAATAACAGTTGGTGATGCCAAAGATATAGGAACAGTTATAATTTTTCCCTCATTTCTTCAACATCAAGTTCTACCTATAACTAAAGGTAAAAGAGAAAGTTTAGTTAATTGGTCGATTGGAAAACCTTTTAGATGAGCAGGAAAAATAAACCTAAAACATATAAAATCATTCGACACGCCCTTTCCAAGGAGCTCGCTGATTTTATTTTTAATTATATGATGCTCCAGCGGGGCGTTGTGGATTTTATGTTGAAAAAGAAAAAAGTGAAACCAACTAATCCTCTTATCGGACACCGACTCGACCCACAGGTACCTGGAACCTATTGTAAATATGCGGATTGGGTCATGGAAACTTTATTAATGTACATGATTCCCATTATGAAAGCCGAAACAGGAATGGATTTAATTCCAACATACTCATTCACACGACTCTATGAAAAAGGAGATATTTTACATCGTCATAAGGATCGTCGAAGTTGTGAAATTTCTACGACCATGCATTTGGGGGGAGACGAGTGGCCTATCTTTATCGATCCCTCGGGAAAGGATTATGTTATTGATGAATCTAAACATATTATTAAACCTGGAGCTCCGAAAGGAGTACGAGTGAATTTAAAAGTAGGGGACATGCTGATTTATTCTGGCTGTGAACTTGAACATTGGCGTGAACCATTTGAAGGCAACGTCTGCTCTCAGGTCTTTCTCCATTATAATCAGGCACATGGTCCTCTGGCTAAAACCAATCTCTTGGATAAAAGGCCAATATTAGGTGTTCCTAGGGGAGTTTATAATTGATACTCGGCTATAATTATACTTCTTCGTCCCAACTCTTTGTTTCTTCATTCCAACGATATGTTTTATCGTTATCAGGTAAAGCAGTTGGTGGGTCATAGTCACAAGTCGATTCATTGAATATCCAAGATGGATAAGGTTGACGGCCAATAAAAGCATCTCTGCTTTCGTCGTATGTATATCCTATAGATGCCGCGTGTTTTCGGATAGAACCATCTTTAGAGGTTTGTTTCCACACACCATTTGTTTTGTAGGTAGTATTTAAAAAATCTATTCCAGCTTGTTCAGTGGGTGCAACACCATCTGCTACATGACGGATTGCCACTACTTTATTATTTACATCTAGTTTTGCGAAATATTTCATTAGGATGTATAGGTTCCAGTCCCATTAAATGTAAGTACGGTATAGGCTCCTCCTGGATCTCGTCCTGTTTGAACGGTTGGTGAACCAGTCGTTGAACCTGAATAATCGCTGTCCAACATTTTAAGTATGACCACTCCGTTTCCACCTTCGCCGCCGCCACTACCGCCGCCTCTTTCTGAGCCGCCACCGCCTCCGCCGAGACCGTCAATTCCTGCACTACCATTACCATAAGAACCGCCGCCACCGCCACCTGAGCCGCCTGCGCCGCTGGGATTAGATGGATACGCTGCGCCACCTCCGCCTCCTCCGTAGGTAACTGATGAACCTATAAATGAACTTGCAATTCCGTTTCCACCATTACCACTAGAACCTGGACTGCCGGCTTGACCGCTTCCTCCTCCGCCGCCTGCCCGGACGGGGGCACTTTGACCATCTCCACCATCATTACCTTGTGAAGGATCAGTAATTGGAGTATTTCCTATGCCACCATAAGCTACATAAGCAAATCCGCCACCGCCGGAACCTCCATCACCTCCGTTACCGGTAGGGTTATCTGATGCATATTGATTTCCGCCTCTACCACCTCCGGCTGAATGAATATTGTCTGAACCTTGATCGTCAGCTAAAGTACTAGCAATTCCTCCAAAGTTAGGATTTGAGCCGCCTGGACTTGGAGTAACTCCACCCGGACCAACCGTACAAGTATAAACGACTCCTGATTTATAGGCTAAAGCGTCACCGAGATTTGTTCTAAAACCTCCAGCTCCACCGCCGCCTCCATGATATTGATTATTTCCGCCTGAGCCACCACCACCGATAATTAAATACTCTATCGGAGTGCCAGCAGCTCCTCCTCCTGATCCAAATCCTAAAACTTGATATCCAAAAGACATGTGTTAATTCTCCTATGCGTCGTTAGCAGCGTCTGTTGTATAAAATATTTTAACTCCTACCAACCTTAAATCGCCTGTATTAGTGTCTGTGCCTGTATCTCGAACTAATCTAAAAATTGTATTTGTAGAAGCTGCTGCACTTGCAATTGTAACCGCACCACTTTCTACATTAACCATTAAATCATCTTGTGTTCCACTTGCTGCCAATGCTGTATTAGCTACCGGTGTTCCGAATGCTGTATCGTAATCAACGTCATTAGCGATAGAAACACCTGCCAGTGTGAAACCACCTGTGCCTGTGTCCGTTGAAGATGCAGACCAAAAAGTTTGAAAAGTTACATCAGTTCCAAAAGCCCAAGATTCAGGAAAAGAAACATTAAACTGTACTGATTCTGCTGTAGTCGTATCAAAATCAAAAGTTTTTAATTCTGGATTTCCAGCCGTTAATTCTGTTTGACTTGCTGCAGCTCCGTTTGTAGTAGATGCATACATTGCTGTAGCTGGCACCCACATAGTTTCTTTACCTGCAATTTTAACTGCTGATGTACCTGATTTAAGTACTCCAGTTCCACCAGGGTTAAGATTAAGATCAATATTAGTGTCTGTTCCGCTAGTAGAAATCGCAAGAAGTGTTGGACCATTTCCTGTAGCCGCATTACTAACTTTGACTTCATTAACAGCAGTACCCGTAGCCCCGAAAACTAAAGCTTCAGCTCCATTAGCATCGGCAATAAATCCACCATCTGCAAATTTAGGAGCGGTTAAAGTTTTATTTGTTAAAGTTTGTGTTCCAGTTAATGTGACGTCTCCAACGCCAAGTCCTGAATCAACAATATTAGTTCCGTCGTGGTATAAAAGTTTCGCATCTGTAGTAGACCAGCCAACTCCTGTTCCACCAGCTGTTTTAAATGTAACGGTTTGACCTCCTGTTGTTGCGTTAATTACAAGATATTTCATTCCCGTAATATCATCAGGAACCGAAAGGCCAGATGCTCCCGTTAGAGCTCCGGTCATTTTAATAGTTGAAGTTGCAATCGTTGCGCCTGTAGATCCGTCAGCAACTGCTAACGCTGTAGTAGTGCCGTCTGCTACCGCCTGAGTGGTATAACCACCGGCAATTTGTTCTAGAATTTCTAAGTTAGTATTAGTGTATCCGCCCCATAGTCCGGCTTTCTCACCGGTTACCATTAATTGGACTCCTAAGGGTGTATATGTTGATGCCATAA